CACCCAATGTAAAACAGCGTTCCATAGCTAGATTAATCATCGCCATTGTCAGAACTGCGGAAGTACCGAAAGATGCAACAGACGTTCCTGTTGCAGCATTAGTAACGCCAACAACAGGATCAGCCGAACCAAGAATGATGTTCGATGTTCCTGCCGATCCAGTACCAAGCCAAGACATAACAGCAGCACTCTTACGAGCGGTAGTTGCATCACCTGCAACTTTCACATCGTTAGATAGCAGCATCTTTTCCATGTCACGCTTAATTTCTTTTGCGCGTTTAGCGAGTTGGTAAGCCTGAGTAGATTTCCTACCAGCAAAATCTACCGCTTCAGCCGTTCCTGAACTCTGAACTGTTTTGTACGAAATCTGAGCATAATTGGTCAGACGAGTCGGCTCTGAAACTGCCAGCGCCGCCATAGCGTCATTTCCTTCTATCTGCTGGTTAGCGGCGGCTGCGGCTAATGAATCCGTTTGCCACTCAAACAACGTATTGTCAATCGACCCTTTGCCTGCGCCAGAAAGAAATGGCGTTTCCATAGGGCTTATATTATAAATTATATTACTTAGGTCTTCCCTAATGCCGATGGCACTATAGGTTGTCCTAGTATTTGTTGCGATAGCCATAATTGGCCTCCTTTATTATTATAGTTCTACGAAATCTTCAAACAGACTTGCGGCATCTTCGGCCTTTCCTGTCTGCTGTAGACGTTTCATTTGTTTTTTACGTTTAACGCTATCACTACTTGCCTTTTCTGTTTTAGCTTTTCCACGAACTACTTTAGGTTTATTCTTTACCTTCTTAGACCTGACAGTAGTTTGTTTCTTCTGCATATCTTCATATGCTTTAGCCTGCATTAAAGTAAGTATATATCTATGATCGACAAGTTGATTTAACTCATTCTGGGTAAATCCCTTGCTCAAAGCAAATTCGACAACGGCCTTTTGTATAGCCTGCCGTTTATCATCTTCTGCCCATTGCGGGATAATCTTAGCCATCTTTTGGTGTTCTTCGACAGCGTTACGTTGCTGTTGTTCCTGAAATGATTGCATGGCCTCTGCTTGGGCATGTTCATGAGCATTTTTTAGAGCTTGAACCTGATCTTGAGCCTGACGATACTCATGGCTTTTGATTAGATATTCTTCTCTATCCTCATTTTTCAGTCTTTCCCAGTCAACGTTTTTGTATTGTTCAAGATAGGAATGGTTACTTTCAATTGCTTGTGCGACTGCGCTAACGTACTGCTCTCTGGCTTGCTGAGTCTGGGCAATTTCACCTTTGTACTGCTCTACTGTCTGGTCAATTTGCTTTCGATATTCTGCAAGTTGTTGAGTTTTCCTTGTGTAATCCGCTTGTCGGGAGTAGCCTTTGACGAGTTCTTCTTCTGAAACTTCATATTCCTCTCCGTCTACCGTTACAGTATAGAGAGTAGTTTCTTCCGAGTCATCTTCAGCTTCTTCCTCAAGGGATTCTTCAGACTCGTCATCCTCAATAGTTTCGTCTTCGGTTTCTTCAAGCTCTTCTTCAGACTCTTCTTCAACCAATTCCTCAACTTCATCAGATGTTTCCTCTAAAGCGTCTTCAGTTACTTCTTCAGACGGCGATACCTTCTTCTCCTCTTCTGGTTTTTCAATTGAATCCCAGAGGTTAAGAAAAGCATCTTGGGCTTCGGATATACTACCAGATTCTTTGGGTAGCTCACCGGGTAAATGTGGGGCTGCTTGCGTATCCACCATAATAATCTCCTAAACGTGGTATTCCTTGAGTTTCTTCGCCATATCTCCCGTTTCTACAATGGAGGTTATATGAATACGAATCCGATCAAGGAGTCTTAATGATAGCCAGATTTGTTCTCTGGCATCTACTTCGCTGACTCCTGAAGAATTCCAAGAGTTCAGTAAATTTTTCTCTAGCGTTTCAAACGCTTCGTTAAACAACTTATCACTGAGGAGGCGTTTAGCGTGTTCCTCTCTTATTTCACTGCTCATTATAAATATCCGTAGCGTTTGGGGTAAGATGGGTACATCAATCCTAAAGGTATACCTTCTCCGTGAAACTTAGTCAGCGGCGACCTTTCTGGAATATAAACATCTACTCCTCTACCTCTGGCAAGTCCTATAAGATACTCCATATTCGGTCTTTGGTAAGCAAACTCAGATATGTATGATGGATCGCCAGGAACAGGCTCTAAATCAGCCATATCTACTCCCCATATACCTATCTTATCTGCTCCTTCTAGGAGAGCCATACCCATTAAGTAAGATATAGATGAATTAAAGTAATCAAACCCAAGGTTATCTACAACTTTTTCAACTGGATACCTAATTGCGTTAGGTATATCTTCATAGGCTTCCTGCATATATAGGATAGAAAGTGATTTAAGTCTTTCTTCGTAACCATCTCTCCGCTGTGCTTCTGGTTTTCTCAGGAGATCAAGAGGATGTATCTCAAAATATCTGTCAAAGAAAGGCCATCTTCCTTCGTCCCAAGGTAATCCCCAAATCTCACCGTTGAAATTGTCTAGCTCAGATTTGTCATATTGCGCCATACCGCAGATGGCAATGTTCATCCTATAGCTATTGGTCGCTTCTGTTCGGCTTCTAGTTGTAATTCAGCGCTTTTCAGTTGTGCCTCAACCGCTGCTTCAGCCGCATCCTGTTGGAGTCTTTGCTGTTTCAACTGTAAGTCAGCCGCTTTAATTTGTAACTCTTGCTGCTTGATCTGCATCTCCATCTGCTTTTCTTGTTCTGCTGGATCAGGTTGTGGAGGAGTCATCTCTGGGTTGGTCAGGAAGTCATCGACATTCTGGAATCCCATATTCTTTACAAGAGCCGCACCCATGTTATACATATTCTTTTCATTAACTATGCTAAGACCGCCGCGCATTGCGTCACCGGCAAACTGTAGCATAGTGGTAAGATGCATTAACTGTTGATCTCTATTACCGTTACCAATGCCTACGGCAACAGTGCAGTCCATTTTGTCACGCCACATATCAGGACGGACAGGAACCCACTTGTTGCGTAGTTTAACTACACGCTCTTTATCTTGGTTCTTTAAGACAAGTTCGTATATACAGCGCATTAAATCTCTAACGCCAGTCTCAGCAAAGCAACGCGCTATTAACTCGACTCTTGATTGAGCCGCTGTCATTGTAGCGTTTACTGCTGTAGCGGTGGTGTGAGAGGTTAATGCATTATCATTCAAGCCTTGGCTATATTTATTTACTCCGCTACGCGACTCTCTTTGCTCGTCAAGGTAGCCTAACATCTGGAATGAAGATGCCTCTAGCTGTGGAGTTGCCAGTGGCATAATAGCGTTGGGAGATTTAACTCTTACTACACCGCCTGGGCGCTGTGATAGAAGGTCATCCAGATTCGCTTGACCCTCAAGGACTGCGTACCTACCAAAGTTCTGGTTGTACATATTATCCATGAGGTTCCGCATCAGAGTGCTTTTAATTAATTGCAGGTCCATGATAAGGTCTGCAATAGAGAGTCCAAAGAATTTATGAGGAATCTTTACTGGAGTAATACTTACAAAAGGAATACGATCAATAGGTTCGTTGGCTAAAACTTTATTACCTACAGAGCATACCTTTCTTAACTCAGCGATACCATCTCCATCGTAGTCTGTTCTCAAGAAAGACTCATGCAGCCAATATGTTCTTAGAGCGTCCTCTTCTTCCGGGCCTCCCCATCCGTTAAAATAATCAGCAGATTTATCAAACTGATAACGGCTAAGACGCTCCGCAGAAAAAGCGTCCATATCATCCCCACCTCCCAGGTCTTCTGGTTCCAGGGTTTCATCAGGATACATAAGGCGTAACTCTGATAGAGTTTTCATTACACGGTGGCAGGTAAATCTAGCGTCTTGAATATCTTTAGCCTCGCGGCTTATAAGGAATTCATCAGGAGTAACGTTTTCAATCTTGACTCTACCAGTATAGGTTTTGCGCTTTATTACGATATCGTGTTTCGCGCCGTAATCATCCATATACGGAGTATGCTCAATAACATCTACATCAGGCTGCATAACAAGAAGATCAAACTCCTGCTCATCTAAGTTGTTATACTCTTCTCTATTCCAGTCTTCGTACTCATCCCACCATACTTTTACGATACCGTTCTTTTGTAGGAGTGCATCAGTAAACCATGAATAAAGAATCTCCCATCCATTGTTATCTTTGGTAAATATATGGTTGACGTAATCTGTGGCCTGATTCGCAGTCTCTACATCTTCTGGTCCATGCGGCTCAAATGTAACCATCTCATCGCCAGATGCGAACACCCGCATGAGTGATGGCTTTATCCACTCGACAGTATCCATGACAGATGAATCAACGTATTGACTCCTGCCTTCAACTTCGTTACCAAACGGAAGTCCATAGTAATAATCCATAGCAGATTCCCGCTGCTTGGATATTGTATCATTATATCCTAAAGCATCAGAGATTTCTCCCTGAACTCTGGATAATAGTTCTTCGTCTGTTATACTAGATGATGCCATAATGTTTATATTCTATTTCGTTAGTCCATGTTGGATCGCTACCGGATACAGCAAACCTTCTTGATAATACCGCATACCTTGTTGCGCTCATTAAATCGTCTTTAAATGCTACAACTTTACCGCCTTTCCGGTGATACATTCTAAACTCCTCAAACCAATCGGCCAGAGTATTGAATACATGGAACCTTCCCTGCTCCATGTACTGTATCATATCCATTAAACCTTCCTCTATGGAGTTACCACCTTTATTTTGACCTAATGCTGGTGGATTAGAGAAATGTTCTAAGAGCATATTGCACCCTAGATTCCTATACTGGTCTGCTAAACCCGGATTTCCCATACTATCCCTGCGATTTCCGTCATGTGGGTAGGCTATCGGCACAGAATCAGGTCTTGTTCTGATTGACGCTGCATGAACAGAAGGAGATGCTTTTGATTGCCGATAACAGTCATACACATAGATTTCATCGTTATCTTTATCCCAGGCCGTCCACACTACAGCAGTAGGATGATCCCACCCAAAGTCAATACCGGCTATACGGCACCAATGATCCTTAATATGGACAGGATCAATCATCACTTTGTCTTCTTGTATTGGGAAAACAAGGCCAGAACCGATACTAGGCCTGCCATATCGCCTCATTTCTCTCTCATGTGGGGAATAACTAGAGAGAATCTGAGTCATTACATCTTCATTTAGGTGGCCTTTAGAGCCACTCATTGATGATATCTTCTCAGATGCGTCATCCCAAGTAGCATTTGTGAGAGATTGCCCATGCTGGAGGTTGTTCATAAAGCTGGCAACAGTCTCGGTCATGCCCGATTCTGGGGTGAAGGTCATGTAAACCATGCCTTGTCTATCCAGAGTACGGGTAACAGCCTGTGAATACAGTTCTCTGCTTGGCTCTTCATCAAGCCATATACAGTCTACACTACGTCCCTGCCACTTTTCCACACCCATTTCATAGGCTTTAAAGAATAAAGAAGAGTTCCCGCCCGAAACGTGTTGTATAAGCGCAACACTTTTAGCGTTCGGTACACCCGGTTTCCGTTCCGTTTTTATTATTTTACTTTTAGGTATGGCACCGGAACCAAATGCTTCAGGATCATCTGGGGAACCCAATAACTCATACTGCACGATATCTCTAGTAGTCTCATTCGATACACCACCGGCCCATGCGGTAATAGGTTGTCTGTACCTTCTGCCCTCCCACCATTCAGGATACAAGCCTGTTAGGTGGTAACTCATCTCTGCCGCGCCTGAGTAGGACTTGCCTATTCTGTTAGCGGCCATCAGGAGCCTCTGGTTGGCCTCTGAGCCGGTTTTATGAAACTTCTGCTGGTAAGGGTAAGGGTCGTACTGATCTATCCTGTTGAACCTCTCACGCTGTCTTAGAGTGCGTACTAGCTCTAAGGCTCTAGTGTTTGTATCCAAGAGCGGCTAACTCCTTTTTAATATCCTCGTTGCTCATTTGATCCATAGTAGTGGTTTCAATCTTATCTATAGGTTTAAGGCCAGCGCGATCAAGTATATCTTTAATCGCCCCAAGTCTAACCGACTCAGACTCAGCACTCTCGGCAAGGTCTGTAAGCCATTTAATACTTGAAGGTATTTTATCAGCAAGAATCTTCTGGGTTTCCTTCTGTATCTCGCTTTGCAGTTGAGACTTTAGCTGAGAGCCTTTTACTTTAGCAGTCTTTTCAGAATAGCCAGCAACCACCGCAGCCTTAGTTGCGTTGCCTGTTAGAACGTATGTCTCTATAAACTTGTCTTGCTTCTCAGTCATCGTGCCCAGAAATCTACGCCCTCAACTCCTCTTGAGGTTTTTGCTGCTGATTTAGACGCTTGTGCATTTATTTTTGACTTCTTAATCATTGCCGCTCTCTTTACCGGGTTTTTGATCTTCTTGGCAGCTTGAGCTTGTTTCTTCGCTAGTTTACGTTTATTGCTTGCCGTATTTTGATAGTAGGATAAAGGCTTTAACGCAGATGTGGGTGGCGGGTTAAGTGCAGGTGATGGGTCATCTGATGGGTTATTTAGTTCTCGTTGAGCTTCCCATGCGGCCCTATGCTCTTCCTTCGCTTTAACTCTTGCCGCCTCTTTTGCAAGAGCTTTTGCTCTAGCCCTAGCCTCTGCTTTCTTACGGGCAGCAGCATCTAGTAGAGATTGTGAAACAACATTTGAAACGGCTTCCTGGTTATAGGTAACAAGCTCATCAGCCAAGGAATCTGTTTCTTCCTGAGTATGAGATGTTGGGTTGTTAATATCGAAAATCTCTCCAATTATATTATGAACCGGATTGTCAGAAGGAGTTGTATCTACCTGATTAAGCATTTCTACTGTAGGAGAGTAATCAGTGTTGGTAAAACCACCAGAAGGAGATGAAGGCTCTTCAAGCAGATTGTTAAAGACCGCTCTCGGGTTTTCTTTTCTCGCATCAGGGCTGAACATTGGGTTAGGGATATTTGTATTAAATTCGGTGTAGAATTGAAGAGGATTCCATTCAAGCATTTGCTCTACAGTAGGCACTATACTTTCGTGAAGGTCTTTTGAACTAACTTTCATAAATTTGTTGGTGTCGCTAATCCCCACGCTTGGAGCATCAAAAGCATCGGCACCTAATCCCATTGGCCCAGAGGAATCTTTGCCTCCTCCCATCCCTTGTCCTCCTCCTGCTGTCATAACTATCTCCTCTTTTTTTGCTCTTTTGTGGGAAAGTAGTTCATCAAGTCTCTGATAAATCTACTACCCCAGGATGGTGTCGCAAGGAAATCATATACGGTCTGTTTAGGTTTATTAACGCCCTGCATTATCTGTTCCAGAAGCTCATCATCTGTATATAGTAACCCATGTGGGTTTCCTTGGTTAAGATATGGCATCAGACGCTTCGCCTCCAAAGAGGTCGCCCATTAAAGCGTCCGCATCAAGTCCTTTAAATCCGCCAGACGGGTCAAATATAGAATAATTACTCATTCCGTCTGATGGAACCCAAGCATCCCAAATTTTTTGAGGTACTATACTTGGCTTTATCGCTCTACTAGCATACTTTTGTAATATCTGGTTTTGCCTTGCCTGTGCTTCAGCAAATTTTTTCCTTCTCTCCTCTTCTTCTTCTCTGCGTCTAAGAGACAAAAGCTCCTGAGACTGCTCCCATTTGGATTGCGGTTTATTTACAGACTCCCCAAAGGAGACTTTTTTAGATGGTAGCACACCCATTCCTCTTGGGTTCTTTGGATATAATCTCCTTCCCTCAAGACCTTTTCTTTGCGCGTTGTCTTGAATAGGATCAGGGCGTAGTTCCCACTTACCGGGATTGTTTACTACATCTTGGAAAAGGTTTCCATATGACGAATTTAGACCCATCTGTTCATTCCAGGTGTCAATCTGTGAATCTCTTATATCGTCGTATTTATTCTTTTCTACACCTCTATCTACTGCTTGGTTAAGCCATCTTCCGGCTTGGCCTAACTGGTAATGAAGAAGTAAATCTGCGGCTCCGGCCTGACCTCCTGTAAAACCAGCCGCTTTTGCCGCTTCATGCGTTGTAGACTCACCTTTAATCCTACCGCCAGCCTTTGCCCAATCCTTCATAGCATTAAAGAAACTTGCTCTTTCTATAGACTCTTGTATAGCCTTGTCTTTTTTTATTTTATCCCAATTAGTAGGCAACCAAGAGGGAGGTCCGTATTCTATATTAGGCATATTAGTGTTTTCTTATTAATGGTTATATTCCATCCGCTGTATGGGGAGGATATATATATATGTTTTAATTTCTAATGGGGTGGGGCCTCATCACCTGCATCCAATGTATTCGGAGCCCTGGAGGCTATAAAAGGTAGAGAACGAGGCATTACAGCCGAGTCTCTGCAATGGATGGCTCAGAGTCCGTGTGTGTGTGGGAGGAGGATATACTCACAAGGTTATCTGAGG